GTTGTTTTCAAGAGGAAACTGCTCAGGCAACCCCTTATGCATCTTTGCATAAGACCTAGCAGGACTTGTCACATTGAGAGAGGAGTGTACATTGGTATCAGATGTGATGCGTCGGCCAGCCACCACAGCAAGCCCGTTAAACCTGTTTCCCAGGATCCGACATCATCTCCAATATATTCCCTCCGGGATTGTGACACTAGAAGTCCTACCACACGTGTCAAAGTGTGGCGAGTATGGTGAGAACAGGCCCTCACCGTGGCCATTTATAGCTAACTTAAATTAAAATAGAAGGATTAGAGAGACAAGCAGGGTCTACCCGATCAACTCTAACCTGAAAAGTATTAAGTGTGGAGTAAGTGGGCGTATACATTATGCTAGCATCTGTGGAACCATTAGACCGGACGAACACACTAGAAATGACAGAGGTGCCGGCCGCAGCCAGCCCAGCTATCAATGACACGGTGTGTTGGAGTCCAGCCCCATAGGTTAATGTGAGACCAGAAAGGTCGGTGCCGACAAGGTATGCCGTCACCCGCCATGTGCCAGCAGGAAGTACTACGTTGGTTGGATTAGTAATCAAGGTGAACCCATCAATAGGTGTGGTAGGTATAACAGGTACGCCGGTTCCATTAATTATCATATCAATGTTGCTAGACAGTCCCGCAGATGGCTGGGGATACAACAACGTGATACTGTAAGTGATGAAAAGCAAGCCAGCAGTGCCTGAGCCATTAGCTCCAATAAAGATGGTACCGTGATTAACTAGATCTTTTATGCTACTTATCGTCACCTCTCTGCTCATGTATTTCTCTCCGCAAGGGGGTATGACTAACTTGGCAGGCATCCATGGTGCAACCACCACAGAATGCATCTGCATCAGATCAATGTAGTCCACTGCAGCATCAGAAGCTGATACATCCCATGCTAAAGTAATATTTCCTGCAGTGCTTGTTGCACACTGAGGAATATACTCCAACTGCATTCTGTTTATCTTGTACTTATCATAGGATCCAGAGATTGTGGACAGCCATGGTAGAACATAGGGATTGAACGGATTCACTACACCTATTGTTCGCACGGTGGCCGACCCAAGGTTGAGGTAGCCTAATGATTCACGATGAGTGATGGTGACAGAATTGGAAGATGACCTGAATCGAGGGGACACTTTCTGTATTTTGCTTCCTATGGCCACTGGCGGGCCGGCAATGTGAGGATTAATCCCATTACCGGCATCATTGGTGACTCGGTCAATAGCAAGATCCAACTTTGAGAGCACAGGACCAAGAGCATTCACCATTGAATTGGTGACTTTGCGTTGATTGTTAGTGAGGAACAGGTCACCGGCAGCGGCTGCCACTGGATATGCAAGCTGTAAAGCTGACTTGGCGTCATTCTTGAATTTCTGAACCTTCTTTCGAGCTCCTGGATTGTTATTCATGTAGCGAGATATAGCCATGGTTGGTGGTAATTAAACTAATCTACGGTTGTTTTTGTTGTGGATGTTCCCCCAATAGTGATATACTGGGTTTTAAGTCGAGTTTCTGCAAAAGATTGGTAAGGTCTTTCAGGAGGAGTTTGTTGTAAGGCACCAATAACAGCGACCAAGATGATGACCAATATCCACACCCCCAGTAAGGGGAAAGTGGAATATTGATGATAGACCACCACCATTTCTAGAAGTTGAATACTTGTGTAAATTCAACCTTTTCCGCTACAACGGTCATAGAAACAGAGGGTCCCATTGATTGTTTCACATCACTTTCTCGGTACACGGCTTTTATTGCTACATCATTGGTTGATGTCTCCTCCGACCTCCTAGAACGCTTGTTGCGTTCATTTGACTTTTCCACATTTTGTTTTTCCATTTGGTTAGTATGGTTAATAAATTTAAGGTGAGTTTTCATGCCTTGGAGAATTGCAACAGACTGGTTTGTTCGTCTGCCGCTTCGTCTACCCTGTCAAGAGAGAGTGGTCTAAATCCAATCTCCAAGGCAATCTGCTCATCAGGTAGGACTCCAAAGGCTCTCCAAAAAGAGTAGCGAGATTGGGGAGTAGGTGCCAGTCCTTGAAACTTCCCTGTTCGGGAGAATTTATACTGCCACTCTTCCTCCAACTTCGCACTCATATCAGATTTGGTTCGACTAGAGTCATTGGACGGAAACTGTTGGTAAAAATGTGATAGTACGGGCACCCCATCATTGAGCACTCGTCCTCCACACCCCACAGCTCCAATCCACTCTCTAGCTGCCTTATCACTCTGCAGATCATGCAGACTGTGAAGATCCTTAGACATTGAATGGTGTAGATTGCGGACCATGCGGTAGGCATCACCTACAAGGATTGGATGTGTTTGGCAGAACTCAATCTGCTCCAATTCGTCCACTGTAGGTTCGACCTTCATAGTGAATCCCAGGGAAGTGTAGTAATCCACAAGCCCATCTCTGAACTTTGGTTCATCACATCTCTCCATGACCACCACACAATCATCGCCATTGTTTGCCAACCTGAAATGCCGCATGTGTTTTACTTCGTGGCACCAATTGTGCACTGTGGCACACATGATGTAACAGTTTCCACTAGAAGTATTCATGTCACCTGACATGCGACATCCCTCTACGCGGTACTTTATCTCTCCGTCTGGACAGCGAGCCAGGCCTTTATTGCTGATTTGCCAAGAAAGTAACCTGTGTAACTGCTTCCTTTGGGTCTGTGGAAACATACTTAACCACATCCTATGCTCAAACTTCAAGCAATCAGCTGATACATGTTGATCAAACCTGCTAGCATCCATGCCAATGGCAATGGGGTCCTTGAAAGAATCCCACATGCTCTTGAACTCTATGCCAGCAGTGTCTGCACTGATTCCCTTGAAGATGGTGCGACCCCCATAGACCTTGTCTATGGCGTGAAATAAGTACTCCTCTGCATGCCGAAGATACCTACCAACCTCCACGTTGTACCTAGGATCTCTAGGTTGTATGACACGTGGGGCTGGGTCGGGTTTGGCAGATAAGTTAAGCTTTTCTGCCTTAACAAAGGTACTCAACCAAGCATCCTTCTCCCTTACGGGAAGGACTTCTAACGACTCCACCGCCTTTGTGTACC